GCTTCTTCCTCATTGATTACCCACCGGTGTCGGTTTCCGTCCTTTATCTTTTTATAACCATACCGCGCCCCGATGATGGGATTGCCGGCGGCGTTATTCCGTTCCTGCGACCAGCGGATATTTTGACTCATATTGTTTATCTCTTCTTGAGCGATGGATGCCAGAACCGAAAGCAGCATCTCGCCATTGGTCGTCATGGTATCGATTCCTTCTCGTTCGAACAGCACCGGGATACCCAGTTCCCGAAGCTGACGAATCGCCTCCATGCAGTCCGCAAGATTCCGAGCAAATCGGGAGATGCTTTTCGTCATAACCACATCAATTTTTCCGTTCCGGCAATCTTCCAGCATCTGTTGAAACTCCGGTCTGTGTTTCATCGTTGCTCCGGATATACCCTGATCCCCGTATATCCGAACAAGCTCCAGTTTCGGATCATTGGAAATCATCTTTTTATATGCCGCACACTGCGTTTCGTAGGATTCCTCCTGCGCTTCCGATAAAGTACTGACACGGCAGTAGACCGCCACGCGCTTAATGCCGTTTGCTTGCCTGTTGCCGTCGGGTGCAGTGTTTTGCGTTATTCGACTAAGAGTGTTTTGCGTGTCCATTAAAAACCTCCTGCTCAAAGGCGCTGCGATTTACGTTTGAATGCCGCCTTTTGTTTGCTTTCTTCCGTTAAAAATGCTGAACTGCCAGTCAGATTGCGAAGCAGTATTTTCCGCTCGCTCTTGTATTCGGGGCCGACAAAGCCCAGCCGCAGAAGGAAGCAACGGAAGGCGTACTTTTCATTGTCGACCTCTTTAGGCTGGGCTTTTATCCGCAGATTTTGTTTAGCCATTTCGCAGAGAGCGGAAACAAAATGAATATATGCGGCGGTTTCATCATCTTCTCCACGTGCCGCGAACCAGGGGAATCGAATGGTTTCCTCGGTAATCTCAACCGGAAGGTCATCTACCCCAAGAGCGTGCCGTATTAAACTGCTTTTGCTCTCCACCAGTTGTTTTAGATTATGGAGCGCCGTATCTGTATAATCCGATCTCGGCATCTCGATGGTTAAGGCTTCATGCTGACATGCCACAAACCCTTCCGTCGCTAATGCCTGAACCAATCGCTCCGTCTCCGGTGCCTCCGGGCCAATCAAAGTGCCGTATCGGTCGACAGTATAATCTCCCACCTTAAACGCGTAGGACGGCGTTCCTTTGTAGACAGGGTCGACTTGAAGAGCTTTTCCAATTGCGACTACCATTCGCTTCCGCTCGCTGCCGGATACATTATACTTGAGTTCCATGTGAATACCTCCCTTTTTGGTAGTCACATATTGCCTCTGAATCGGGATTATATCAAGTAATATCTCCGCTATATACTACACAAATATTCACTGATATCGCTGAAAAAACAGTTCATGATATGGCTTATACACACCTATCCATCCAACCTGAGCTTTCTTTTTCATTAAAATAACTGCATCGCCGACATTATGCCGTTTTAATTTTCAGTGATTTGATGGCTTCGGGAAGAACCAGCTTGGCATCCACACGCTGTGTTGCTATAAAGCCGACCTGCCCATGGTCTGCATAGCGCTCGTTTAAACGCTTGACGGAGCGCTTCCCCCTATCGCCGATCCAGAAATAATTGAAATCTCCGAAAAGGATAGGCTTGCTGTCAGAAGCTACTTCTGGCATAAATTCACTGACATAGACCGGACGTCCAAGCAGCTTTTCTGGCTCTCCTTCTATAAGGGAAGGCTCCCAGATGTTTCGTCCCATGGCGCTTTTCACTTTGCGAAGTGTGCGATGAGCGTCTTCGGACATAAACCACACAGCATTCGCCCGATACTCTTGCCCAACGGAAAAATACAGGTCCAGCGCATCGTCCACAGACAAAACACCTGCCTCCGCACTCACAGAACCCACAGGCGCTTGCGTAAGCAGCCCCATCGGCTTATGATTGCCGTCTCCGGTCAAAAATGCTTCCTCCTCGCATTTTCCGATGCGCCGCGAAAATTGCTCCAGGATGAGTTTCTCAATATCCGCACCTGAATCCTCCAGCAGTTCATCGGATGCTAGGATCAGCGTACCCATCTTGTATGCATCCAGGACGATTTGTCCGAAAGATGGTTCGGTTTCAGTAATTTGCTCACCTTCTTCAATCCAAGCCGCAGCGCTATGGCCGATTACGGTGGGAATTATTAGCCTATGGCGTGTTTGAATCACATTACTAATCCGGCGAAGGTGATTTTCAATTTCTAGGGCAGAAACCAGTTTTGATTCATATTCGTCCGGCACCAGATAGCCGCCTGCGCCGTCGCTGTTTTCCTTGAGAGCGTTCCGTGGCATTCCGTCGCGCATAAAGGCCCAGAAGGTATGGTTATATGCCGGGTTTGATAGCGTCTTGACTTTTTCTTGCTTTGTTTCGCCGTTCAGCGATTCCAATCTTGCTATCAGTTCGTCGTAAGTATTTATTGTTTTGTTCATGATAATAATCCTCCAAATATTTTGATATAAAAAATGCCGATGCATAAGTAGGCATCAGCGTCTGCGCATGGTCAGTAGTCGCTCCATCACGTCATCCTGGGGACTTTGACCGCTGTAATCTGTGGAACAGTTATCCCGCACGACAGCGTAGATTTGATTCCATAAGGCGTTGGCGTGTTTAGAGTATTCTCTTGCTGCGGCTACATAAGGCGAGATGATCGCCGCCCCTGTCGTTGGGTGCTTCGCCAGAAAGCCGAACTGAGAAATCGCTTCCTCGCACTGAATCCATCTAGCAGCTGCCATTGCGTACTGCTCCAAATTCTGCTGTGTCACCAGGTGTTCACAGTGATGTTTTTGCAGCCAATTCCATGTGGCTATGTAAATTTCACCTGCCACAAGGTCTTGTCCGCTTTTTTGCTCCGAGGACAGAAATTCATGCGGTGATGGCATTTCAGCTCCATCCAAGTTTGGAGTGTCTGGCAACTGAATCACCGTGAGGGACTCTTTCCCATGATTGCCTTCCAATATTTTATCTGCCAGCGGTTTTCTGGGCCTGCCGCCGGTCCGAGGTTGAGGACCTCGATTGCCCATATACATCATCCTTTCCTGTAAAACTTATGGGGTTAATACCCCTAAAACTTATCCGTTTTCGTGTACGAAGCCCCACGCCGCTGTCCGTTTTGAAAAGCTGTAGAGATTTTGTTACCCCACCGGTCATCTGAATACCGAACTACCCATATTCAACGCCCTTTTCCCGATATGCTATTCCAGTGGATGCTGAACGTTTCGTTCACCGTAATATACAGCACCGACAAGGGTACCTGCTACCGCAACCTTATGCTGACGATAGAAACCAGAATTGGGTTATTACCCTTTTGAATACGCTTTTTATTCGCATGAAGCCCCACGCCGCTGTTTATATTGAAAGCTGCAGAGAACGAAACTCCCCGCCTCCCGGGACAAACGCATTAAACGGATAAAACTGTTTTACCAAACCTTCCGTGCAAACGCTTTTGATTTCTTGCTGATACAGTAGCACCAGTTCAGTTCGTTCGGGTCAACAGGCTTGTAGCCAGCCTGTAGCATGGCGTCCTTAAACTCGTTGTTGGTGAGATAAATGTGAGTGTCGCGCTCAAGCAGATGCTTTATTCCATAGCTGGTGTGTCCATACAGCGGGGTTTTACGCGGCGAGATGTATTCCGCAATCCAGTCCATGACTGTGTCGATTTCCTCTTGTAAATGGCTGGTAATCAAGCTATCGTCGATGTATCCGTTCTCGTTTGAGTATGGCCTTCCGTTTATCATCATTTTAATTTCCCACCCTTAAACAATTCATTCATGCTCATCGCACCGCAGGCACAGGTGTATGACGGCATTGATGCGTTCTCATACCATCGCGGTGTCATCTCACCGCCGCATTTTGGACATGTACATTTGGGAACGATGCGAAAGGAACTGCTATCAATCTCTCCACAGCCAATAGAGTCCATTTCGTATATAGCGACATAGTCGTCATCCCATTCGCCACCGTCCACCAGAGCAAACAGATAATGCCAACCTTCCTTCGATAAGTCCTCAAAACAGCGGTTGCCTTCATCGTCCTCGACAAGAGATAAAACGGTGCACCCATCCGTGATGGGCAGAATCTGTTTAATGCGTACATGGTCTCTCATAATCACTCATCCTCTCCGCCAATTTCATAGTCATGCCCGCAGGCGGCGCAGTGGTATTTGCACGGGTCCGGTATGCCGGCGTCTGCATTCAAACATGGATTCAACGGTTCACCGCAGTGCATGCAGTACAGGTCTTGCACCATAATGCTCTCGCAGTCAAGCTCGATACTCCCATCGGTGTAGACGCGGTAGAGCGCGGTGATGCCATCGGTATATTCAGCCAGACGGAAATCGTAACCATTCTCCTCCTGTGAACCCCACGTCACTCCTCTTGAAGTGGTTTCTTTGGTCAGTACTACATAGCCCGCAGGAATGGGCATCAGGTTTTTTACGGAATTCTTCATTTGAAATCTCTCCTTTATATTGGTTTTTAATGTTTTTGTATCCACGGGTAGCCGATCAAATCCGAGAGTGGCTACGCCACAGGGGGACAGAAAATGCTGCAATTTCAAGGAATTTATACTAAAGTATCCACTGTAACCATTGTAGCCACTATATACATATCTCGTATGGGGCAAATGTAATATCACTTCTCCATAACTCGTCTTTATAATTATATGTATATAATGGTGTGTGTCGCTCAAATGGTGGATACAGTGGCTACAGTGGGTACGGATGCCTGTCATGCCGTTTTGCCGGTCAACGGCTGTATGGGGTCTCCCAGAAACTCTTCCTCCGGCGGCATACAGTTGGTAAGAGTCAGATTGGCACAGATTACCCGAAGGTTTACGCCCTGAATCCGTTTCTGAGTCTGGGAGCGCTTTTTACCATCAGAGTCGTAGTTGGTGGCGATATACCCGCGTTCCTGAAAGCCTTTGATGCACTTGGTATAGGAAAAACCGCCTTCCTCAAGCGCCTGACGCAGATTTGTGCTGATGATGAAGACATGGTTTGGTTCTATTGTTCCATAGCAGGGAACGGACTCCTGCGCAAAACGCTTCCGGTTAGCCGCAACCCAGTCCTTCACAAAACTCCATGCGCGCTCGACGACATCCTCCTTTTCCAGTGACTTTGCGTTCGTCAGCAGCGCTATGCCGAATTGCAGCGCCTCCTTGTATGCCTGCTCTTCGTTTAGCCCAAATATGGACTGAGCGGAATATGTATCCGCCAGTGCCAATACGGCAATATTGTCCAGATGAACGCCGGGATCGCCGAGGCACAGCATATCGAAATGGGCTTTTATCCCGTCGCGCAGTTTTGTAAAATCGGCCTGCATCTTACCTTTATGCGGCAATACTTGCTCGATGAGATATTCGATGTACCGTTTCCCGGCAAAGCCGTAGTTGCTCTCGCTGATTTGATGAACCTTGCGGCCGAACTCCGGGTCTTCAATCGGCGGCCCATATAGCTCCAGAACGCGGCTGTCCACGCCGTCCATCGAGTTTTCGTTGCTCAGAGGCTGTTCGCCGGTGGAAATAATACAGTTGCGCCATGTTGGAACATCCTGCAGGCCGCCGTTCTTCGCGCCTCTGGTCTTGCCGTAGCCGTTGCCGAGGGAGTACACGATCATGGCAGGAGACAGTCGCTTTTCATTGAGCACCTGTAACTCATCCAAACCGAGGGGTAAATGCTTCAGCGTCCCGGCCCTACGCTCCAAACCGACTGCCGTGCTATTGAAGTTTCCCATCAGCTTTAGTGGGTCACCCCAAGCGGACAGAGCGAACTTTAGTCCCGCCGTCTTGCCGCTACGGGTCGAATGCCAGATGTGAATGATGATAACCCGCATCTGAAGCGGCTCCAGCAGTGGTGACGCAAACGATGCCGCTATCTGCGCTCTGGCAAAGAGCGAATTCCTCAGTGTCTTTGCTGTATCCAGCCACAGTTCATAATCACCGTTTTCGCAGATACTTTTCACGATTCCCTCGCCGTCAGTGCCCTCGTCCTCATACACGACCGTTCCTTGTACGACGCAGGGATAGAACTCACGCCCCATCCAGCCGATACGGTTGATGCTTCGAGTAAACGGGATTACATCGGCGTTTTCCCGTTCATAGACGCACAGATACCGTACGACGCCTTCTGCGTTATCTGATGTCACCGGCAGGCCGCTGTCGGCGAATTTGACAATGGTGCTTTTATTGAAAATGCTGGAGCGCGGCGCGGCAAGATACTTCCATCGGTCATTTCGGAAGAAAGCCAATTCCACCTTTTCCTGTC